ATTCTTTTGGAAACGATTCAAAGACAAAGGTAACATTACATTCTTTGATCCAAATGAAGTACCTGATCTTTACGAAGCATTTTATTCAGATACTGCTAAATTTGAAGAACTCTACGTCAAATACGAAAGGTCCCGTAGTCTGCGTAAAAAAGTAATGTCAGCAGAAGAAGTTTTTAGGTCTGGTATCTTAAAAGAAAGAACAGACACAGGTAGAATTTACTTAGTCTATGTTGACAATGTATCTAATCAAGGCCCGTTCGACACTACAGAGCATCCAATCTATCAAAGTAACTTGTGTTGTGAGATATTATTGCCTACAAAGCCCTTTAAGCGTTTAGATGATGATGAGGGACGTATTGCACTATGTACACTTGGATCGATCAACTGGGGTGCTTTCCGTAACCCAGAAGACATGCGTAGAGCATGTCGTATACTTCAGAGAAGTCTATGCAACATCTTAGATTACCAAGACTTCTTATCGATTCAGAGCAAGTTAAGTAATGACGAAATACAACCTTTGGGTATCGGTGTTACTAACTTAGCATACTGGCATGCAAAACGAGATTACATCTATGGTGACAAAGATGCACTACAAGATGTTAAATCATGGATGGAACATCAAGCATTCTTCTTAACAGAAGCAACAGTTGAAATGGCAAAAGAAAGAGGCAAGTGTGTAGATAGTGATAAGACATGGTATGGTAAAGGCAAGTTTCCTTGGGAACGTAGAGCAAAGGGTGTAAACAAACTAGCAAACTTCAAACCAGAATGTGATTGGGAATCATTAAGAAAAGATATGAAAGAGCATGGTGTTAGAAATGCAACTCTAATGGCGATTGCTCCTGTAGAATCATCTAGTGTAGTAATCAATTCAACAAACGGTATTGAAATGCCAATGAGTTTAATCTCTGTTAAAGAAAGTAAAGCAGGGTCATTGACACAAGTAGTACCAGACTATCACATTAAACGTGTAAGAAACTCTTATCAGTTAATGTGGGAACAACAAGACTGTGATGCATATCTTAAGACTGCGGCAGTACTAGCGGCGTATGTAGATCAGAGTATATCAACGAATACATTCTACAATCCAGCACATTTTAAAGATCAGAAAGTGCCAACAACACTGATCGCAAAGAACTTAATGCAGGCACATCAATGGGGACTTAAGACTTTTTATTATTCTTTAATAAATAAAGCAGGAGTCAAAAGATTAGATAACGACACAGTAGAAATAGCAAAGCAATACATCGATGCAGAACCGATATTTGAAGACGATGATTGTGAAGCATGTAAATTATAAGGGTTAATTATGAGTAAAGAACAATACAATTTAAAAACAAAAACAAATTATTTAGACAGGAAAATGTTTTTGGATCCAGCCGGTCCTGTAACTATTCAACGTTTTGAAGAAGTTAAGTATGACAAGATTGCCAACTTTGAAGAAACTGCAAGAGGTTTCTTTTGGATACCAGAAGAAATTAGTTTAACTAAAGATGCTAGTGACTTCAAAGATTCCAGTGATGCAGTTAAACATATCTTTACTGCTAACTTACTTAGACAAACAGCACTAGATAGTCTACAAGGCAGAGGACCTGCTCAAGTATTCACTCCTGTAGCAAGTCTACCTGAAGTAGAAGCATTATGTTACAACTGGTCTTTCTTTGAGACTAACATTCACTCACGTTCTTATAGTCATATCATTAGAAACATCTACAACGTGCCTAAGGACATCTTTAATACTATCCATGATACACAAGAGATTGCTGACATGGCATCTAGTGTAGGTGAGTATTATGAAGCCTTACATCAAATCAACTGCAAGAAAGAAATGGGTCATAAGATCAATGAACATGAACATCTTAAAGCAATTTGGATGGCACTACATGCAAGTTATGCTTTAGAAGCATTACGTTTCATGGTATCATTTGCTACATCATTAGCAATGGTAGAGAATAGAATCTTTATAGGCAACGGTAATATTATATCATTGATTCTACAAGATGAATTGTTACACAAAGGTTGGACAGGTTGGATTATTAATCAAGTAATTAAAGAAGACGAAAGATTCCACAAAGTACAACAAGAATGTGAGCAAGACGTATACAATATGTACATGGATGTAATTAGAGAAGAAAAAGAATGGGCAGATTACTTGTTTCAAAAAGGTCCGGTAATTGGACTTAATGCAAACATTCTAAAAGAGTTTGTAGATTACACAGCACTTGAATCATTAAAAGTAATTAACATCAAATACAACGAACCTGCTCCAAAAGCAAGTCCTATTCCTTGGTTCAACAAGCATAGTGATACTAGTAAGAAGCAAACAGCATTACAAGAGAATGAGTCAACTAACTATGTAATAGGTGTCATGTCAGAATCACTTGATTATGATGCTTTACCTGAGTTATAAAATTTATTTGACTGTAAGAAATCGTATTAAATATACATATAACATTTAACTAGGAGAAAGAATGAAAGCCATTGTATGGAGCAAAGATAATTGCACTTATTGTGACCAAGCAAAAAAATTATTAGAATCAAACGGTGTTGATTTTGAAGAAAAGAAAATTGGACACGGATATACTTTAGAAGACTTACTAGCAGTAGTACCAAACGCACGTACTGCCCCACAAATCTTTTTAGATGAAGATTATGTTGGTGGATTTACTGAACTTAAACAAAAACTGGAGTCGTAATGGAAAATAAAGCAATATCAATGATTGAAATAGGAAAAGTATATACACTTAAAATCTTTAGTGGAGAAGAAATCGTATCAAAAGTAGTACAAATCGGCGACGGTTTTTTAGAACTAGAAGATCCGGTATCTCTTGCACCTAGTCAAACTGGCATGGCATTAGTGCCTAGTGTCTTTTCTGCTTCAATGTCAGAAAACCCAAGACTAAATACTAATAGTGTTTCTCTTGTTGCAGTTACAGCGGATGAAGTTAAAGACAAATATAGAGAGGCTACTACTGGGGTAACAGTACCCGAGAAAAAAATATTAGTAGGATAAAATTACATGGCTAAACTAAGCCGAAAGGGAGATAAGAACACTACAGGTGGAAAAATTCTCAAAGGCGCAGGAACTGTCTTTGCAGAAGGAAAACCTGTAGGTCTTCATGTTAGTGAAATTTCTCCCCACAATCCAAAACCAAACAAAAAACCTCATAAATCTGCAAAAACAACTGAAGGTAGTCCTACAGTATTTTGCGAAGGAAAACCTGTACTCAGAGTAGGCTCGGGCAACGATTGCAAACATAAAATTGTTGAAGGAGCGGAAACGGTATTCGTTCCTTAGGGTAGTATATGGCAGATACAGGTAAACAAAGTCCTTTAGGTCAAAACGTATTAGGCGGAATCTTACAAAATAGATGTATCCGCATTAATCCTAATGCTCAGTATTTCATGGGTACTAGTAGATCAAACACTCAGTATACATTCGGTGCATTAGTAGAAAGAACTGTTCTTAGGATGCTTGTATGGGCTATTAACGACGGTTATAGAAGGGGTGTTGTACCTACTGGTACTTACGATAATCTTATTTCTATTAGTGGGAACGGCAGTTGTTATGCATTAGGAAATTCAAAACCACCTACATATATAGCAGAAGACAAATCAGAATCATGGGCATATCATCCAGATACCCCATCAACTTGTAAAGCAGTAGATTACGGAGAATCACAGGGAGTCGCTGGATCATTACCGGGCCCAGCAAATGCAGGATACTCTGTAACTGGTGATACTGACTACGGTCAACAAGCAACATGGCTACCATATAATAGTTCAAATCCAAACAGTAGTATTACTCAATGGGGTTGGATTAGATGTCATGCATTACAAGCACATAATGAATTTAACTGGCATGCTAGAGAAGGACTTGAAGGAGCAGTACTAGATTCTACTCCATCACCTAGATACGAAGACTTCTGTGGCTCATTTAATGAAGCCTACAGTTTTATTCAATACAACAACAAAACAATTTCTACTTCTAAAAATGCACAAACATTCCTAGAAGGATCATTCAGTAACATGAATGATTTGATTACTGGAGATTTAACAGGTGTATCTTTGTATACACAGGGTCTTGCATATGATTTGCAACAGTTACAAAAAGTATTTGATTTTAAAAGATTAGATCGTTTTGGATTTCCTTCTACATTACTACAACAATTATATGATGCTGGTGGAATAACAAAAGACTTGAATTTAGCATTAGGATCAGCAGGACTAACAGAAAGAGATATTAGAACTTTATCCACAGCAAATACTCATGGAACTCCGGACCAAGAAAGAAAAATATACGGGGCATTCTTAACAATATCAGGTTTAAATTTAGAAGTTTGCGTATCGTCACTTACGACAAGTGCTTTCTTTTATTCTTTTAGAACAGACCCGGGCTTTAACGATGAGTTGACAATTAGAACTTTGGCAGATTTATTAAATCCTTTCTATCTTTTCTTAAATTCTAGGTCATCACTTACAGTACCTGTATACAATACACAAACAGGTTTACCTACAGGCT